GTTACAAAAATTGGAGCCTTAATTCTAAACTTAAAAATAACATGCTCAAACGGAGTAGCATGCTTATTCTTCATAAGGTAATTAATTAAGCCAATTGAAGACTCATCCATTTCCTTGACTTGTGCAGCAAAAGAAACCTTTGCTGCATTAACAATAGCAACATCGTTGCCCATCACATCTAAAAGTTCAACTTCTCCGTGATCTAAAACATCAAATACTGTATTCTTGTAACTCATGGTGAAATCCTACCATGAAGAATCCCAAAAAATTCTTTAAAAAAAGTCTTTTTTTGAACACATTGATTTGACAACTGATGTATGCTAAAGCATGCCAGCATGCGTAGTACTCCTAGTATGCTAAATATACTTTAAGTACTTAGAGTACTTAGATTATATTGTTTATAAAGAATTATAAGAATGCTATGATTGATACTATGGAAATAATTGCGGTTGTTGAGTCTGATGACTACGGCCCTGCAATCATTGTTGACCCCGATCACATTACTGTATTTAGTTTTGGTGATTTTTATATGGCTGCGACAAGATGTATGTACTCTGATCGCCCAATTACTTGTGAAATTTCTGATGAAACTGCCCATGCATTGATTGCAAAAGGTGTAGTATGTTTAAACGCATTTGCTGAAGATCAAATATAAGTAAGAAATTAATGAACAAAATTAGCTGGTTTAGCCTCAATAACTTAGATGAATCTGGAGAACTTTGGTATAGCCAAGGTTACTATAATGCCGGAGTTAATACCATTCTAGCTCTTCAGAATAAACAGACTGCTGTTTTCTACAGTAGAGAAGAGATTGATTATCACATTAACTTCTGCAGTCCTTTGTATTATCAAACAAGAAATAAATACAAGATAGGATATACTCCTTGGGAGTCAACTAAGGTTCCAAAAAACTGGTTCTATCATATGGCTCAGTGTGATGAAATCTGGGCAACATCTAACTTTGTAAAAGACATCTATCTTCAGAATAAAGTTCATACAAACATTCATGTAATACCTCATGGTATTACTCCAGAATGGGAAATCTATGAGAGAGAGTTAACAAATAGGTTTGTATTCCTTCATGTAGGTGGAGATTCTAAAAGAAAGAATGCACAACTTGTTGTAGACGCTTTCCTAGAACTCTATGATGGAGATGACGATTATAGACTAGTTCTTAAATATAATAACTTTTGTCATGCAGAAGTTTATATTAATGGCAACTTAGTTAATGCAATTGAGCATCCTCAGATTGTAGGTATTCCAGACATCTTTACTACAGATGAGTTAGTTAGACTTTATCACAAGTGTCATTGTATGGTTTATCCAACAAGCGGTGAAGGTTTTGGATTAATCCCTCTTGAGTCAATGGCTACGGGTCTTCCAACAATTATTACAAACGCTACTGGCTGTGCAGACTATGCTCATCTCGGCATACCAATTTCAGCAACTATGACAAAAGCCTCTTGGCATGATCATGTATACAATGATGATACGGGGCTATGGGCATCTCCAAATATCGATGAGCTTTTAAAAACAATGCAAACTGTTGTTAATGAGTATGATGAAATTTCAGACTTCGCTCTGAAATCTGCAAGAATCATTCATTCTGAGTGGTCTTGGGATTCTGTTGCTGATAAGATTCTTGAACGATACGAAGATTATAAAAATACATTCAATTGACCCAAGCATTAATTGATGCCAGTATGTGTTTATTTTGATAGTATTGTCTTTACACATATTTAGGAGTTGAAATGGTTACTACAAATTTTTCAGAGGCTTCAACGCCTCTTTTTTCATTTAGATTGAGCGATGATTTTGTTTCATCGTACAACAATAAGACTGCACCTTTTGGTTACAGAGATGCAGCAGGGAATTCTGTTGGAGAGATTACTTTTCTTCGCACATATTCTCGCAAGAAGGCTGATGGGACAAAAGAGACTTGGGTTGATGTCTGTGAAAGAGTCATTAACGGCATGTACTCATTGCAGAAAGATCATTGCAAGAAGAATCGCCTTCCTTGGAATGGCGTTAAAGCTCAGGCTAGTGCGAAAGAAGCATTTGACCGTCTTTTCAATTTAAAGTGGACACCTCCCGGTCGTGGTCTTTGGATTATGGGGACTCCACTTGTCAACATTCACAAGAACTCAGCAGCTCTTCAAAACTGTGCTTTTGTATCTACATCTGAGATGAGCAAAGATAATCCGGCAGAACCTTTCACATTTTTGATGGAGGCATCAATGCTTGGAATTGGCGTTGGTTTTGATGATAAGGGTTCTGACAAAGATTTCACAATCTATGAGCCAACAAAAAATCCTGTTCTTGACATCATTGCTGATGACCGTGAGAGTTGGGCAAGAGCAACCGGTGATTTGATTAACTCATATCTTAAGCCTGATCAGAGTCCGATTAATTTTGACTACAGCCTTATTCGCCCATACGGTTCTCCAATCGCAACATTTGGCGGAACTGCTTCAGGCCCAGAACCTTTGATTAAACTGCATAATGCTATTAAAAAGAAGTTTGATGGTCGTGCTGGCGAGAAGTTAACGACTGTTGATATTGCTGACTTAGGAAACCTAATCGGTGTTTGCGTTGTTTCTGGCAATGTTCGCCGTTCAGCCGAATTGTTTATTGGTCGAAATACACCTGAAACATTAAATCTTAAAAACTCCGAAGTTTATCCAGAAAGAAACTCCTATGACCCAGAAAATCCGGGCTGGGGTTGGATGAGTAATAACTCAATCGAAACAACAGTCGGTGCAGATATTTCAAACATTGTTGATGGCATTGCTCTTAACGGAGAACCCGGTGTTATCTGGATGGATATGTCTCGTAAGTATGGTCGTCTTATTGATCCGCCAAACAACAAGGACTGGCGTGTTGCTGGATACAACCCTTGTGCTGAGCAGTCGCTTGAGTCGTATGAGTGCTGTACGCTCGTTGAGACTTATTTAAATCGTCATGAGTCACTTGAGGACTATAAGCGTACTTTGAAATTTGCATACCTGTATGCAAAGACTGTAACACTCCTTCCTACTCATTGGGAAAAGACAAATGCAATCATGCAGAGAAATCGCCGTATTGGTGCATCAATGTCTGGTATTGCAAACTTTGCTGATATTCATGGCATCCCTGTACTTCGTGAATGGATGGACCAAGGTTATGAAGTTGTTAAGAGATATGACAATGTATACTCTGAGTGGTTTGGTATTCGTGAATCAATCAAGATGACAACTGTTAAGCCATCTGGCACAGTTTCAATCTTGGCCGGTGAGTCCCCTGGTGTTCACTGGACTCCGGGTGGTAAATACTTCCTTCGTGCTATTCGATTTGGAAATGACGACCCAATGTTGCCATTGTTTAAAATGGCTAATTATCGTGTTGAACCAGCCTCTGAATCTCCAGATACAACATCTGTCGTGTTCTTTCCAATTCAGTCAGATGCAAAAAGAGCAGAGAATGATGTTACTATTTTTGAAAAAATGGCAATTGCTTCTGTTGCACAGAGATACTGGTCGGATAACTCAGTTTCAGTAACAATCTCTTTTGATTCTGAAATAGAAAAGGAGTATGTAGGAACTGTACTTCATATGTACGATGGACAACTTAAAACAGTTTCTTTCTTGCCATCAGGAAACTTCACATACCCTCAGATGCCATATACTCAGATTACAGAAGATGAATACGCTAAGGAAACATTGGATTTATTCCCAATTGACTTTGCTGGTGTTTATGCTGGAATGGCTGCTGATGCAGTTGGTGAGGCATACTGCACGACAGATTCTTGCGAAATCAAACTTATCAAGGACAATATTTAGAAATAATCATTCAAAAGTGTTATCTATGTGTAGATAATTTATTAAAAGTGATGTAGAATTGTACACATATGAGTTCTGACATGATTAAAGATAAAAAGATTTGGGTTCCTGAAAGGGCATACGGCGTATGTCTTTGGATGATGGAAGATGGTTTCCCCCTTTCTGATGGTGATGGTGTTCTTTGCGCTGAAGGGTTAATGAATGACCCAGCAATTGAGAAAAAAGTTGCCGAAGCTGCTAAGTATTGGACTGGATCTGATGTCGGTCATGTTAGTTGGGTTGCTGGTGCCAGAAAAATTTCTGCATCAGAAAGAGACGACCAAGCAGAAAGATTATCAAATGGCCTAATTGCAGACCCATTTGAGGATTATCTTGACGCTCACTTTGCTCATAAGAGGATTATTTAATGCAAAAATGGGAAGTTGTTCAAGAAGAAGAGTCACAAGAACTTGATGATATCTCTTATAACTCGTTTGAGGTTGAAAAAAAGATTACAGACCCATTCTTAAATGTAAAAATTGATTCCCTTTCCCCTCGAATGAAAAGGAAAGCATCACGCCTTCAGAAAAAGTATGAAGGCACAGATGGCACACAGACCAAATATGTTGATCCATTAGTTGTTAATGGATATTCTCTTTGGGATATTATCAATCCTCCATATGATTTAGACAATCTTGCTCATTTATATGATCAAAGTTCAATTCACTACGCTGCAATCAACGCAAGGGTTATGAATACTGTTGGTCTTGGTTTTGTGTTTGATGAAACATTAAAAGCAAAAAGAAAAATTGAAAGAGTGCAAGACGACAGGGCAAAACTTGACAGAACAAGAAGGCAAATACAAGACTTAAAAGAAGATCTTGATGAAGTCTTTGAAAACCTCAACATTGAGGAAACCCTTATTGAGACTTTGGTTCGTGTTTGGCAAGATGTTCTTACTATTGGGAATGGCTATTTAGAAATTGGTCGTAATAATGCTGGAAAGATTGGTTATATAGGTCATATACCTGGAACAATGGTTCGTGTTAGAAGAAATCGTGATGGTTATGTCCAGATTTCTAGGAGCAACAAGATTCAGGCAGTATATTTTAGAAACTTCCAAGACACAACAACCGAAGACCCAATCAATATGGATCCAAATCCTAATGAAATTATCCACTTCAAAATGTATTCTCCAAATCATACATATTATGGAATTCCTTCCGCAGTTTCAGCTGCTGCTGCAATTGTTGGCGATAAGTTTGCAAAAGAATATAATATTGACTACTTTGAGAATAAGGCAATTCCTCGTTATGCAATCATTCTAAAAGGCGCAAAGATCAGTCAGCGCTCAAAACAAGAACTTGTTAACTATTTTAGAAATGAAGTTAAAGGGCGAAATCATGGAACATTGATTATTCCAATCCCCGCATCTGTAGGTTCTGATACTGATATTAAGTTTGAAAAGCTTGAGGCTGGTATTCAAGATGCTTCATTTGACAAATACCGTAAATCAAACCGTGATGAAATCCTTGTTGCAAACAGAGTTCCTGCTCCAAAAGTCGGTGTCTACGATAACGCAAACTTAGCTGTTTCAAGAGACGCTGATAAAACATTTAAGATGCAGGTTATTGGCCCAGACCAAGCGGTTATTGAAAAGAAGATTAATAGAATTGTTGCTGAGTTTACTGACCTTCTTCAATTTAAACTTAAGAAAATTGACCTCATGGATGAAGAGATGGAGTCCAGAATTTATGACAGATATCTTAGAACAGAGGTTATGTCGCCTAATGAGGTCAGAGGGAAGGTTGGATTGCCAGAGCGCAAAGATGGTGATGAAGTTCTTCCATTCCCAACAAATGTTAAAAAGGAAGGAGCTGGCGCACCAATGGGTAATTCTAATAATGCTGCTGCTCTTCCTCCAAAATCTAGGTCTGATGCAGGCTCAACACCACCAGGTGTTCAAGGCACTGGAGATCAAGCAGAAAGAGGTCAGAATCAAGATTCTGGCGACAATGTGGATACCGTAAAGGTATTTGAAGGAGAAAATAATGAGTGAACAAACTTTAGTCTATTCAGACACAAGTGTTACAAGCGCTGATGGTGAAGTAAGTGTTGGAAGACATACATCTTCTATTAAATTTTACAATGCAAGCAATACAACAGATGCAGTTGTTGAAGTAAATGGTGGACCATTGAGGGTTCTTATCCCATCAACTGCTGAAGGCAATGCTGGCTATGTTGAGTTGTATGGCGACTATACAAAGTTTCAAGTAATTACATCTGGTGTAACAATCTCTGTAATGGCTTTTGGTTAAAGATACACTTTATAGTGTATAATTTTAGATTACGAGGTCTTTATGGAAAACTTTAATTTATCTTTCCCAATTGATATGATCAAAAAAGAGGAAAGAATTGTAAGCGGTATTGCAACTGCTGATAATATTGATAAATCTGGAGACATTGTTGAATTCAATGCTTCTCTTGAGGCATTTAAAAACTGGGGTGGAAATATCCGAGAAATGCACCATCCTATTGCCGTAGGCAAGGCTATTAGTTATGAACCAGTTGAGATTGAAGATGAAGATGGTGAAAAATATAAGGCTATTAAAGTAAGTGCTTATATTTCAAAGGGAGCCCAAGATACTTGGGAAAAGATTCTCGATGGAACTCTTCAGGCATTTTCTATTGGTGGAAAAATTATGGAAAAGGCTGAGTCTACAGAAAAAATGTTTAGAGGTAAACCAGTTAATGTTATTAAAAAATATACACTTGGTGAATTGAGTTTAGTCGACAATCCAGCAAATGCACTTGCAACTGTTGACATTATCAAAATGGATACGGATGGAAATTTAGATTATATTCTTGACATTGTTGAAGGTATTGATTTTGACATTGAAAAAGCAAAAGCACCTCTTAAGGATCCAAAAGGTGGACTTACTGCTGCAGGTCGTGCTCATTTTAAACAGACAGAAGGGGCTAATCTTAAGCCCGGTGTTAAAGGTCCAGCAGATACACCAGAAAAAATGCGTAGAAAAGGTTCTTTCTTAACAAGGTTCTTTACTAATCCATCTGGCCCTATGAAGAAGCCAAATGGTGAACCAACAAGATTAGCGCTTTCTGCTGCTGCTTGGGGTGAGCCAGTTCCTCAGAATGCTCAGGATGCTGCAGAATTAGCAGCAAAAGGAAGAAGACTTCTTGAGAGATATCAGAATACAAAAGAGAAGTCTGTTAATTCTGAAATGGAGAAGGAAGGAGAAGTCACTACTTCCGGTATGGGTTCTGGAATTAAAAATCCAACACAGGGTAATCAGTTTATTACACCTACAATTCCAAAAAAGAAAAAGGAGAAAAAAGAAATGAGTTCTTACAAAATTGAAGAACTAGTAGAAATCATTAAAACGCAAGATGAAACATTGCAGAATGATGTAAACTATGATAAGGTCTTA